TTTACATTATTACTTGTTTTTCACAAGTAAATCAAGACTATGTTGTAACTTCTCTAGGCTTAGATTGTAAGGCCGAAAGGACCACATGTAGTCTATTTGCTGTAGCTGCAGTCACTTTTAGTATCTCACTTTCTTCCAATACTAAAGGTGCTGATAGTAATTCTGTTGTGCCATTTGCTGATATGGACTTTGTTCTAAAAAGACTAAATACGTTTGAGCTAGTATCGGTAATAGTCACTGTAATTGTATCTCCACTACCAGAGTCATCAGACACCAGTATGGATTTTATGATAGCAGTGGTTGCTGATGGCACTGTATATAGTGTCGTAGCTGACGTAGAGGTTAGATCTACTTTTTTATTTACAAATGAATTAGCCAAAGAAAAAAGCCTCCGCCTCTGCCTCGTCTTTTAAATCTTGTTGATAAGTTGTGTTTAATTTTTGCACAATACTATCTACATCTCTAACAAACGATTGTTGTATTTGTTGATCATAATCTTCTGCTGGTTGTGTTAATGCTTGTACTATTCTTGCCATTATCTTCTTCCATCTGGTTGATAGTCTATTCTAAAAGTTCCAACTTTCCAAAATTGACTTGTACTTGTGTTATCTATTTTTAATGATATCGATCGTGCTCTTGCACGTGTGTCTATTTTTTGTGTACTACTAGTTGTAGTAAATGGACCCAATGTAGAACCTGCTTGTGAATCATTTGGAAAATCTCTTAGGTTTAATGTAATTCTTGTATCACCAGTTTGTGATAAGAAATCTGGTATTACTCTTCTTATTTTCATCATAAACTCACCATCACCAGGTAAACCTTGTTGTCCAATATCAAAATCTCCAGATTCAATGCTTGCTGTAATTGCAGTTGTTGCACCTTCTTTAACTTGATTTAATCCTGTTTCATGTTCATAGTAAGTAGACGTTCCATCTTGATTACCAAAAATATAATTAGTGTCAGTTGTTGCAGTTGTACCATCCTCATCATACTCTGTTGCGTGAGGTTTACCAAATACAGCAGAGTCTTGCCAAGTGGTTCTAGCAAGAGTTCCTGTAGTCCATACTGGTCGCTCGGGACTTGAGTCTAGATAATTATAAGTCACTACTCTATTGACAACACCAGATCCTGAGTTTGGATAAAACCACATAACCTCACCAAACAAGTTATTTAGTCCTGCATTAATATGTTGTTTAGGTGTAGTATTAATATCGTCAAATACAAAGTCTTCAACTAAACATGGTAATGATTCTAATTTACCTGTATATCTAAAGAAACCGTTTTCTGACATCCAATACGCAGTACCATCAACTTCAACAGCTGCGTTCTGTCCAATTAATCCACAGTTTGTACCAACTTGTTGGAATGAGAACGTAAATGGTGGACCAACAAAACGCATAATAAATAATGCTGTATCTGTCCAAACATAAATTGCATCACGACCTCTGATTGCTCCAACTATTTTAGATCCGTCTGCAAGTCTTTGTGTACCTGCAGTGTTAGTAGCTGAAGGTGTGTATGTATTAATATCTTCTTGATCAGAAAATCTTATAAACATAGGATCTTGTGTAGATTTAGTTCCTATCGTTGTTTCTGTTCCAAAAAATACTAAGTGTCTATCTGGTGTTGATACTAAACTAAATGCAGAAGCTGTTGGTGCATTTGTTATTATACTAGCTCTTGTATCTGTGGCACCTGTTGGATTTGAGTTCCATTCAAAACTTTCACCGCCATTAATTGTTGCAATTAATTTATTACCTAAATTATCTAATGACCATAAACCTGGTGCAGTTACAATATCTCCAGACGCTGCAGCGTTCCATGCAAAAAAGTTTGATGCATCAGTCACTGTTGCACCAGAGTCATGTGATGCAGCTGTTGTACCAGATGCTCCTCTTGTTAAACCAGATAAAGTACCTCCGCTGTTACCTGTATAAGATATTAATTCATTATCTATTAAAACAGTCCCTGATGACGGAAACGAAGAAGAACTAGCCATTGTTAGACTTGTAACACTAGCATTTATTCCTGATGATAATGTTGATGTAAACTGACCAGATTTAAAACCACTCCAAGGACCTAGTCCATAACCAGTTGATGCAACCTCTACAGCTGGGCCAACTGGATAATAATGTTTAACTCTTATACCACCAGATGTAGTAGCACCTGATCCTGATTCATTAGAACCAACATCAATTGTAAGTGTAGTATCTGTTGGTATAGACTGCACCATAAATTTATTATCGTCAAAATTAGAAGAATTAAAATTAGAATTAGTTATTGCTGTAAAATTATCTAATAATATAATATCAAATTTGTTTACATTGTGTGCAGATGAAAAAGTTAAAGTTACAGTTGATGATCCATTTGTAGTAGTAAAAGCACTTGTTAAAGTTGTAGTAGACTTAATAGGGTGTATGTCATAAAAAATACCACCAGAGTATGCATATAAAATTCTATTAGTTCCTAACGCTGCATATTTAATACCTGATGTGTTAACAAAATGATGAATAGCTGTATTACGTCCTGTAATATCAACAGACCCCAATTGTGCCCAACCACCTATTTTTTCAGGTGATCCATATCTAAATCTAACATTATCTCCTGCAACCCATTGACCTTCACCACCTGTTGCAGTTACTTGTTTATTAAATCCTGGTGCAAATTTTAACTTTTGTAACATATAACCTCATTATATTATGCACTCCTAAAAGGAGGAATACCTAACATCGGCCTTTTGTCGAACCTATTTTTTTCAGCAAAAGGACCATTTACATGGTTATAGTGAAGAAATACTTGAGCGCAAGTATTACCTTCTAGAGGTTCTCTCCAATGTTCTAATTCACAACCACTATATACTAACATATCTCCTACATCAAGCAAGACTTCTGTGCCTGCTGGTGCACCTGGTTTTATAATTCCTTTGTATTCTTCTATAACTGTATCTGCTCCCGTACCGTCTATAAATATAGGCCACTTATCACCACCTAAATGTATGGTTGTAGATATTTCACAACTTGGTCTATCCTTATGTCTACGTAATATATCTCCGTGTTTATATATTCTAGCATAAGAATATGTAGGTATTAATTGAAGCCCTGTTTCTTGTTGCATGACAGGTAGAACCTTCATTAAAAGAGTTTCCATTACAGGATCTGCATAGTGAGAATAAGTATTGGGAACTTGTTTATCAGTCCATGTGCCTAACAACCCCGTGTCAAAAGTTAAATTATTTTGATACATAAATTGAACTGCATCACGTTTTAATAAAAAATAATTAAATATAAAATTAGCTAATTCATAGCTAATTGCTTTTTTTATAACTTGATATTTATTGAAAACCATCTTGTATAAAATTAAAACTTACGGATATTCTTATATCATTTGATTTATTTTCTTCAACAGAATGCCACAACCATGCAGGAAACATTATAATTCTACCAGGTATAGGATCAATATATGCTTCTCTCCATAAATCTTTACCAGGATCACCTGGTTTCCTTGGTGGCATTACATTTTGTATTCCAGGTCTAGGGTCATATATTTTTAAACGACCAGATTGTGGTTGTGATTTTACATAGTACACTCCAGAAAATAAAGAGTTAGGATGCACATGTGGTTGATTCATACCTCCTGGTGGATTTATATTAGCCCACATATTACCTAATCTTGGACTTCTATCTAAATATTCATTAATAAATATTCTTTCTTGCATTTTAAATAACTCTTTAACTAGTTGTTGATATTCTGGTTTTGTATGCATATCAGTTGTTGAATGCCAACCTTTAACATTAGTTTTAGAAACACCCGGATCTTGATTAGACCATGTAATAATATCTTGTGCTAATTGATTATTATTTAACTCTACATCTTCAGCATATACAAATGTTGGAAAAAATTTTTCTATTATCATCTAAATGGTTTACCTCCAAACCAAACAACAAGTGATTGTCTAACACCTTTTGTTACAGGTTGCACTCTGTGATTTAAAAATGATGCAAATACAATAGCATGACCTTGTTTAAGTTCTGCAAATTTACCAGGTGCCATAAGTTCTAAATGGCCACCTTCAAACTCTGATGGGTCATTAAGTAATAATGTCATTGATATTTTTCTTACAGGTGGTTCGTGTTGCATGTTTACATCACAATCCATATGCCAATCATAGAATCCACCTTCCGGATATTCTGTAAACTGTGCATGTTCTGTAATTCTAATATCACCAAAACCAAAATGATTTTCATTTGTTTTTTGTATAAACTTATTGAGATCACGATACATG